GTTTTCGAAGAAAGTTATTCAGAAAGTTTTTCTTGCGTCCGTTTTGACGAAAGCAGAGTTATTCTGTTCAAAAGTGTCTTTTTGCCACAGATTTGCCCTCGAGCTGTGCGACTTGGTGTTTCTCTCCCTTCGGGTGAGTTTCTCAGTGTCTGGAAGTCGAGGTCGGGCTTAATTGTACCCGTGTTGTTAGAAATATGGCTGCTTTAATAGAGAGCGCCTACGATAATGTGTTGCTAAAGAGCAATTTGATCAGCTATGTCCAAGCTTTAAGTTCAGTACTTAGGCTAACTGGCAATGAGTCAGGAATGACAAATCCCGCTGATTTTTCCCATTTAGATGCCAACCACAAGTATATACTGAGTTTAGACCCTTGGAAATTTTCAAGTGCGTTACACCAGTTTTACGATGCTAAGAGTGATTTATATCGTGTTAATGGAATCCCCATGGATTTCCATGAGATATGCAATTTACATAAAGTTTGCTGGTCTTTGAACAAGAACCTTGATGTCTCTTATGATCCGACACCTGATGGTGCTTTTGGAGTTTATGTTAATTCTGACGATGAAGATGCAGATGCAGTAGCAGCTGCCAGTGGTGTAGATGATTTTTCTCTACCTCTTGTTTTACCTGGTTCATTAGCAGTTCGCCATTTATGTGGTGCTACTACTTCAATACTTGAGACGGTTAACAATTTGATGGATGAGTATTATCGTTTGGAAAGATTGATCTTGAGTGAAGCCAATTTGCAGTCAATTCGCGTTTTGGATTTTCACGATTTGGAACCTGTTGTACCTGATTGGCTGAAGCCATCATTTACACAATTTTTGACGCGTTTGAATGCCTACAAGTGGTTGTTCCGCGGTTCTGATTTTGCCAATTTCTATTGTTATCGTTTGCAACCAGGTGGTATTAAGTATGTTAATGCACCAAAAGCTATTAGAGCAATTTATAGATTGCGTGGTATGACTGGTGATTTTACAAATCATGGTATGCGTGACATTGTTTTTGATATGTCAGGTATTGAAAGTTTAGTTAATGATACAAATTTTATTCTCAGAAATGGTAGAACCAGATTGAGCTATGCTGCTCATGGTTCTCCAATTCATGGTCGTTTAGAAGGTATTGAAGAAAATGAAATTACGAGTGATCCTACTTATGTTCCATCAGATGAATCTGATGATGATGAAGAAAATTCAACGTCTTCATCTGGTTTTGTTGAAAGAATTAGAAATTATATTGGTAATCATATCAATATTTTTAAATCAAAGTTGAGTAGTTATTTTAGTGGAATTTATTCCAATGCTCGTGCATGGATTGATACTATTAGTTTTGATGCTATCAAGACTACCATTTCAGATTTGTGTGTCAAAGCAAAGGATTCATTGTATGCTGGTTGGCGTAAGTTCAAATCAGAGATTTTGAGTCCCTTGTTTAATATCATTTTGTTGTTGATTTTGACGTTGCTTGGTGTATTTACTTTGAAGACAGTTATGTCAACGATTTGTGAGTTATTGAAGAACTGTGGAATACCAGTTCCGGCCGTGATGCTGTTTGTTGATAAAACACTTAGTATGCACACTCCTTGGAGTGAATGTCATCTTGAGAGCGTTAGACAAATTTTGATCACTGGAGTTGAAAAACGGAAGTTGTGTCATTTGTCAATGAATGCTGCTCTTTTTGGCTGCGTCGGTGTTGATGAGAAAACTTTAGTAAATGTTTTGAGTACTATGCAAGCTTTTATTGTTGATACTTGTTCAAATCTCCAGGATGGAGTTTGGGATACACTGGTGGATGATTGGATCGCTATTATGGATTTTCAAGCAACTAATAATCTTGTTGCGTCATTGAGGCCTATTTATGCTGAAGCCGCTTCTGAAATTAGATTGATAAAGATCAAACTTAATAACAAAGATTTGATTATTGGTGAAGTTGAGGGTCCTATTTCAAAAACTGTTTCATTCGTTTTGGCAGGAATTGCCTCACTGTTTCTTAAGAGATGGCCTGGTACCTCTGAAATGAAGAATATGCTTGATCAGATCAGGTTGTGGACAGGTTGTTTTGCCATTGCTGGCGGAGCAGTCACAGTTGTGGAAGCATTGTTGAAGTTAGTACCACTCTCATGGATGTATTGGTTTAGACAAAAGTTTTTGCCAAATGAAATATTAGAAGATAGAGTTTCAGTTTGGATACATAAAGCTGACAGCGTTCTTAAAATGCAAGCGATTACTGAGTATTTGCTTAGTCCAAGTTATCAAGATGCTATCCAGGAACTGTGTGCCAGCGCTACTGAATTCATGATGTGTGAATCTTTGACTCCAGAAAAACGAGTTATGGTAGTTAATTGCCATTCGCAACTGCGTAAGTTGTTAGTGATGATTACTGAATATAGACAATCAAGTCACACTCGTCCTGAACCCATGTGTATTCATTTGTATGGGAAACCAGCGTGTGGAAAAACCATTTTGTTTACTAGATTAATTAGAGAAATGTTTGGGTTCCAGGATGAGCAGATTTTTACCCGTAATTCCACACCCTATTGGGATGGAGTAAATGAGACACACAAGGCAGTTGTGTGGGATGAAGCATTTACAGCTGATCGTGAAGGTGATAAGTCAACTGAATTTTTGAGTTTAATTTCAACAGCAGTTTTTAAACCACCAATAGCTGGTTTAAATGAATCAAATTTAAGACAGAGTGCTAAAGGCACTTCCGTTTCACCAGTTGTTGTTGTGTGTTCATCAAATCATCCTTACCCAAAAACTGATGCAGTTGAGTCAAGCGCCGTTTGGCGAAGGAGGCATATGTTAGTCTGTGTGGAAGTTGAGAAATCTTGGGCGAAACCAGGTGATGCTACCCAACTTGATACTAGTCGTGTTCTCGCTGCCAATGAAGAACATAGTAAAACATTACCCTGGTATAAATTTCGTTTGGTTGATCCTGAAAATCCGAGTGCAGACAGAGCTTATAGTCAACAGTTGACTTATACACAGTTGGTGTACCATGCCGTTAAGTTGTATGAATATCGTACTAAGTTTACCGCGAAGTTGTCATCAATTACAGGAACTCATTTCATCTCCCATAAGGTAGTAGATGTTTTTAAACCACTTTGGGTTTCATTGTGCGGTGATTCAACGAAGGCATTCAGAATTGAAGGTCCAAGTAAGGATAGACATAGACACACGTATACCAATTCATCACATCAGAGTACAGCTGTAGTTGGTACTGAAGTGACCGTGGAATCTATGGTTCCACAGGAAGTGTATCATAGTGCAGATGATGGAGAATCTATACCTACCCCGACTGCTGCGGCTGCACTTGCTGGTGATTCCATAACCGAAGCTGAACAGTCAATGATTAACTATGTAGCAAAATTCAGAGGAACTCAAGCTGAGAAATTAGTGATTCATGACTATCTTTTATCAACATGGACTGGAAAAAGCTTTGAGGTCCCTGAGTTAAGCTACAAGGCATGGACTGGTTTTGCTATTTGTTTGACTGTTGCTTTTGGTGCAATATATACTCTCATTTCCCGTTATTCTAATAATGTTGGTCCCAGTGAAGAACTGGTTGAAGATGAACTTGTTGATGCTACTGGTAGACTTGAGACGTATCCCCGTAAAAAGAGACCTATTGAAAGTAATAAACATCCCAACAGTAGGCGTGGTCAATCAGGCTTTAAGAGAGGTGCTGAAATTAGAGGTGATTTGCAAGCTAACATTGGAAATAGTTATAACCAAATTGAACTCTCTTGGACAGGTCTACCAGAGGAATGGATGTGGGGTTTTGGTACGAATGGTAAATGTATTGTTACAAATGCTCACTTTTTCTTAGATTGCGAAACAGGACAATTAAGGAAAAGTGATACTGGATTTTACGTGTTTTATATGAGATTCCAGAGTAAAGTAATATGTCTCCGTATTAGCGATTTGTGTTTGTCAATTGACCGTGCGAATGATATTGCGATTTTTGATTGTTCTTCCGAAAAACTTGTTCCTTCTTTTAAAGATTTATCAAAAGTGTTTGTCACAGATGAAGAGTTTAGTTCCCTTGGTCAAATATTGGTTTTCGTCAATTCAACAACTACTGTTCCAGTAGTTTCCCGTGGTACCCGCAAGTCTGCTATCTTATCAAAGGATATGATATCAGTTGATTTACCTGTGTGTTATACTTACAATGGCGCATTTAAATACGGTGATTGTGGTAGGGTCGTATCTATTGGTAACGGTCCACTGTGTGGTAAAGTTTTGGGGATCCATTGTGGTTCCAAGGGTCAAGTTGGTGAAGTTATGAGAACTGGTGTTTGTACCATAATAACACGTGAAGCCCTTCTTAGTGCAATTGAATCTTTGGGTGATTTTCCGGTGAGCGAACCAGACAAGATTGCAGGTGAGATTGAAAGCCCACAAGGCTTGAATCTTGTTGATTTCAGGAAGATACCCAGAAGTGAGACTGTTGTCGTGAATGATACCACCAAGATAAAACCTACTGTTATTTCTGAATATTTGGTTTGTGTTAGTGATAAGGAACCTGCAGTTATGCAATGTCTTGATCCCCGTTTGGATATCCCTGTTGACCCTATGGATGTTGCTATTACTCCGATGTTTGATATTGTTTGTCCAAAACCTGACATGGATCTGTTGAGTGTTGTTGGTGAACGGGTGAAAATTAATTTTCAGTCAAATGCTATTTGGCCTATGGCTAAACGTATGTTGACTGTACATGAAGCTATTAATGGCATTCCTGGACTTGTGACTTCAGTTGATGTGTCAACCTCAGTCGGTTTTCCTCTAATCCTTCACAGATTTAAGAAGTGTGAGAAGAAGGCGTTTCTTGTTGAGCTTGACACTGGGAAATGGGAAATGGGCCCTGAACTTGAGTATTTGTATTTTGAAATAAAAGCATATGTGGATTCTGGTGGAAAAACCATTAAACCTGATATTCGTTGGATTTATTTTATGAAAGATGAATTGTTGTCAAAAGAAAAGATTGCAAAAGGTAAGACCCGAGTTGTTGCTTGCGGTCCCTTTGCACTGTGGATTTTATTACGTCAGATGTGTGGTTCATTTATGTGTGCGTTTATGAGCTCTTGGAGGAATTTACCCTACAGTGTTGGTTGTAATCCCAATTCTTGGGATCTTGATTGTATTTTGAGACGTTTGAGTATTTGGAATACTCATTTGTTTGCTGGTGATGGAAAAGAGTGGGACAAACGTTTGCATCGGTCATTTATCGATGAATCATTTAAAGTAATTGGTGCTATTTGTCACGATAATATTGAAGGTTTCGAGCTCGAAAAGTTCAATTTGTTAGTTGAGCTTATTCTTGATGCTCCCAATCAATACCGTGATAATTTATTTCGCTTGAATCATGGACAACGTTCTGGGAATTTCTTCACAACAACATTGAATTGTATTGCCCATGAAATGATGTGGCGTTATGTGTTCTCCAAAGTTTGTCCCCACCTTGTTTTTGATGAGTGTGTTGGATTGGCAGTTTGTGGCGATGATGTGCTTGTTGCAGTTCGCCCGGATATACTGCCAATTTTTAATGATTTAGTTTATTCATGTGAAATTGCAAAATATGGTCAAATTTATACTCATGATGACAAGATATCTGAACTGGATGGTGTTCCCAGACCTTTCTCTGAAGTCACTTTCCTTGGATCCACACCTGTCAAATGGCGTGGAAAATGGCTCGGTGCCTTACGCACGAAAACAATCCAGGATCTATTACACTGGGAGAAAAGGAGGGGTGCTTTCTCTACAAATGTAGTGCATTCATTATGTATGGCCAGCGCTTGGGGTGAAAAATATTGGATTGATTTGAGAGAAGACGTAATTCAAGCTTTGAAAAAGTGTCAGTTCCCCGATTTTGAGAAAGAAAATTTGCTTTTGTCGGTTTTGGATTTGTCGAGGGGAGAGTGTCTGCAAAGACTCGCTACATCGACAGGAAGCGATTGGCTCGACGACGCCAACGACTTCAATTTTGGATATTATTCGAGTGTTATAGTTGATTGATTTTGTTGTTTTACCTATATTTATTTGTGTGATTTACTAACATAATTATGACTGCCCAGCAAGCAGGTTTTTCGTCGGTTTCCGCAAGCTCAATTGTTCCAACTGAGCGCGGATATCAATTTACTAAAGTTGGAAGTGACTCATTTAAAGCCGTCAGTGAGAAACCATTGAGTTTCCACGATGCTGCTGATACATGGGTCTTGCGAAAGTCACTTGTTTGGAAAACTGATTTGGTGGCTGGTGATCCTTTGTTTAACACGAGTCTTCCTTGGGGGATGTTAAAACTTAACAACGCAAATTGCCAACAAACGATGTTATTTGAAAGGTTTGTTTTTCATTATTTTAGAACCATGGACATTAGAATACAAGTTAATGGTTCTCCGTTTCAGTCTGGAATGCTTTATGGCTATTATAATCCAAGAAATGAAGCTCAGATTATTAGTATTTACGATGTACCGGCTTTTGATTTTGTTCACCGTATACCGCCACATACGAATGCTTCGTATGAGTTTAATATACCTTTTACTTTTCATCGTTCGCGTTTGAATTCTAATTTAGCAACAATAGAGGAATCTATTGGTAGTTTCTATATTGTGGTCGTTGATCCGTTGTTTACAACTGGAACCGACGTTAATTTGTCTATTTTTACAAAATTCTCAGGTTATGTTTGTACCGTACCTAGAGCCTCTATAAACGGTGTTTACACTTTGGAAGGTATTGGTGGTTCTAAGCCTACGACGAATATATTTAATTTACGCCATAGTACAGTAGGTGCTATGCCAATTGAAATGAACATGTCCGGCAATGCCGGCAAAGGTGAAGGTGAGTTTTCAACTACTTTACCGATGGATAAGCCTCCACTAGCTAGTGGAGCACTACCTGTTTTCGTACAGAATCCAGGTATGTCAAATTGTGTCGGGGTAATGCCTTGCACTGCCCTGCAATTGTCTCCAGCAGCCATGAGACCCACCAGTGGTGTTTTTGCTACTGATGTGGACCATATGTCAATCGATTCGTTGTGTGCCAGAAAATATCAAATTTACCAACGTTTGTGGGCGGATACTGATCTTGCTGGGACACTTTTGGTTTCTTTACCTATAACACCTATGCCGAAAGCTGCTACTAATCAATCTGGAGGTGTTTTGAATGTTAAATTTTGCACCCTTGAGGCTATTGTTGATTTGGCTAGTTTTTGGTGGGGTGAAATTACTTATGAGATAGTCGTTATTGCTAACAATTTTCATACTGGAGCCATACGCGTGGCTTATAATTATGCTGGTGAAACA